GCAGCGGCGGCGCTGTTGATTTGCCCCCGGAACTTGGCACGCTTTTGCGCGGCTGCGGTTTTGGCGAAACAATCAACGCGGCGGCAAACGTGCAATATGCGCCGGTTTCTACCGGCCACGAAAGCTTGACAATTTATTATTTTCAAGACGGTATTCGGCACGTCTTAACAGGCTGCGTCGGCAACGCTTCGTTCAATCTTGAAACCGGCGCACTCGGTAAAATTTCGTTTACGTTTACCGGGCATTTGGTCGGCGTCACTGACGTTGCACTGCCTGCCGCCCCGGTCTACACGACCAACGTGCCGCCCCCGCTTATCAACGCGCCGTTTGCAATCGGCGGTTTTTCGGCAGTCATTAACGCGCTGGCGTTCGACATGTCGAACACGATAGCAACCCCGCCCGACATGGCTGCGTCTGACGGCTATAGTCAGATAAGAATAACGCAGCGTGACGTGCAGGGAAGTTACGACCCTGAAGCGGATTTAATCGCCAATGACGACCCGTTCACAGATTTGCAAAACGGCGTTGCGCAGGCTGTCACAACTGGCATTGTCGGTTCGTCGGTTGGCAATCGTTACCTTGTTGACATGCCAGCGGCGTACAACCGCGACGTTTCGCCGGGCGACCGTGACGGCGTTCGAACTTACGATATTCCGCTAGGCTTCACAGAAAGCGCGGGCGACGACGAAGTTAATTTAACGTTTACTTAAAAAAGTAAGACAGCAAAAAAGGGCGCACGATTATGAGTATTACAGCACTAACCGGCATTGTGCCGGAATGGTTTACGCCGGACAGTCAGAAAGAAAGCGACAACCCGGCACGCTTTAAATTGAAACCGCTTGACTCGAAACAAATGGTTGAAATTCAAGGTTTCCATACGGCTGAAGGCGGCATTGCTCCGGCTGGTTTATACCGGGCTTTTGAAATTTCAATTATGGATTGGGAAAATGTGAACGACCGAAACGGTAAGCCTTTAAAATGCAACCGCGGAAACGTTAAAGCAATTCCGATTGAAGTCATTGCCGAACTTGGCGCGGAAACAATTAGTGTTTCTTTTCTAACGGACGACGACGAAAAAAACTGATAATCGCAGTTGAAGTACAAGCCAACCGCAAGGCTTTCGACTGCGATAATTGCAACTGCGACAACGAACACAACGCGGGTTTTGAAAAGTGGTATATACCGGAAATTGATTTAAGTAGTGCAGTCTGTTTGCGTTGGTTAGTGTCAGCCCGCAGCGTTATGCTTTTGAGGCTTTACAATCAATACAAGGCTAATATTCTGCCATTGTCGGGGGGTTGGTTAGAACAGCCAAATTTGTTTGCACAGGCCATTGAAACAATTAACGCGCACAAGGCTATAAGCACAGGGAAATAAAAAATGTCTAACGACGGCAGAACTTGGACAGGGCGCTTATTGTTTCGCGGCGAAGAACGCGGCATATCAAAGTCAGCGAACAAAGCAAGCGGCGCAATGCGTGGTTTGACTTCGCAGTTAAAAGCATTCGGCACGCTTGCCGCTGTCACTGGCGGCGTTGCCTTGTTCGCAGGTTCGGCGCAAAAAATTCGTCAGTTCGAAAAATCAATTTCTGACTTGTCTGCAATTACTGGCGCGGCTGGCGCTGACCTTGATAAGTTAACCGAAGCTTCGAAACGTATCGGCCAGACAACAACCCTGTCAGCGTCGCAGGCAGCCGAAGCGTTTAAATTAATTGCCAGCGCAAAGCCTGACTTGCTTGAAAATGTTGACGCGCTGACGGCGACAACTGAAGCCGCGGTTACACTGGCCGAAGCCGCGGGCCTTGATTTGCCGACGGCGGCAAGCGCGCTTGGCGAATCATTAAACCAATTTGGCGAAGGCGCAGAAAGCGCGGGTAAGTTTATAAACATTCTTGCGGCTGGCGCAAAGTTCGGTTCGTCTGAAATAAGCCAGACAAGCGAAGCATTAAAAAATGCGGGCACTGTCGCGAAGCTGGCCGGGTTGTCGTTCGAAGAAACAAACGCCGCAATTCAGGCGCTCGCGGCTGCCGGTATTAAAGGCAGCGACGCAGGCACGAAGCTGCGCAGCGTATTAATTAAACTTCAGGTTCAGGCGAACGACGAATTCAACCCCGCCGTCGTTGGCATTAATCAGGCGCTTGAAAATCTTGGCGACGCAAACCTTTCTGTCACGGAAAAAGTTGCAATCTTTGGCGAACGTTCGGTTGCAACTGCCGACATTTTAATAGACCAACTTGACGTTTTGAACCGCGTTGAAGAACAGGTTACAGGCACAAGCGAAGCGTATGACCAAGCCGCAAAGCGTGTTGACAATCTTGACGGCGACATTAAACGTTTGTCGTCAGCGTTCGAAGCGTTTCAACTGAATATGGCAAACGGCACCCTGCCCGTACTGCGTTCAACAATTCAAGGGTTCACAGATATTTTCGGCGCGATTGCTGCGACTACGGGCAGCGAAGGTATTAACGAAGCGACCAACCAGTTCAACATTTTCACGGCGACTTTGAAAACCGTTTTTGTTGCGGGCAATGTGCTTGTTAATGTCTTTGACGCAATCGCTGACGTGCTTGGCTTTGTTGGTCGCGCCATTGTCGCCGCGTTCGAAGGCGATTTTGAATTGATTTCGCTAGGCTTCGAAGAACTTAAAAGCGATTTGAACAACGAGTTTATAGACATTGGCAATTTTGCTGTAAATACTTTTAACCCCGAACTTGCTGCCGAAGTTAAAGCAAATACAGAAGCATTTTTTCGTGACCCTATTGTGACCGTCGTTGACGAGACAAACGCAATCATTAAAGAAAAAACATTAACGGCAGGCGAAGAACTGGCAGCCGCCGAAGCCGCAGCGGCAGAAATAAAAGCCCGCAAGAAATTTGAAGACTTTGAAAATTTACTTGAGCGCATACGCGAAAGCAACCGCACTGAACTCGAAATTTTGCAGGAAAATAACGCGCTGAAAATTGCTGAACTGCAATTGCTTGAAGACAATACAATTTTAACCGAAGCTGAAGCGAACGAAAAACGACTTGCAGCAGACGACGCATTTATTGCGGCCCGGCTGAAAATTCAGCTTGCCGGGGCTACGCAGCTTCAGAAATTCGAAATGCTGACGGCACAAAACAAAACTAAATTTATTTTAAGCGAAGCCGTTAAGCTAACGCAGGGCGTTGCGCAAAACAGCAAGACCATGTTTAGAATTAACAAAGTTGCGGCGATTGCCAACGCGGTTATAAATACTGGGCAGGCAATCACGAAAACTATGGCGGCCTATCCCTTCCCGATAAACGTCGCACTTGGCGCGTTGACGGCGGCGGCAGGCTTCGCGCAAATTCAGGCAATAAAAAGCGCGCAGTTTTCAGGCGGCGGCACAGGCACAACCCCAAGCGCGGCGGGTTCAGTTCCGGTTTTAAACAATCAAGCTTTGGGCGGCGCGAACGACGTGCCTATTGACGCATTGCTTGCCGGGCAGGGCGGCGCAACGCAGCGCATTCAAATAAACATTGACGGCTTAAACGAAGCTGGCTTGCTACCGGCAGACGCGACGCGAAACTTAATTGAAAGTATTAACGAAAGTCTTGGCGACGGCGTAAACTTAAATATTGACGCTAACGAAGGCGGCGGCTAATGGGAATTGTGATAAATGCGGGCGGCGCGTGGGTTGCGGGCAACTCTTATATAGGTTACGACAATCTATTTTTGCGCGCCGCTGCGGTTGTTTCTGCGTCAAACGAAGACGCGGGCTTTCCTGTCGAGAATGCAACGAACTGGCTGACGTATTCGGGCGGCTGGCGAACAAGTGTTATTGGCGCGAATCTTATAACGGTAACTTTTCCCGGCGCGGTCGCTGCAAGTTCTTACGGTTTGTTTAAACACAACTTGGGCGACATTGGCGGCACAGTTAAACTTCAGTTTTCTGACGACGGCGTAACGTTTACCGACGTTATAGGCAGCCAGCAAACGCCCGCCAACAACAAAGCAATTTTCTTTATTTTTTCTGAAGTGTCGCACCCGATTTGGCGCTTGGAATTTACCGGCATTGACGCCGCAGAAACTTTAATTGTCGGCCAA